GATAGGATATGCCCATATTATATATCAAAGGGTATTAATTTTTTAGAAAATATCACCATTATATAAATAAGAGAAAGAAGAAAAAAATGACTTTTGAAGAAAAAAGACAAATTATTGAAGAATTACTTAAAATTCAAAAAGGTAAACACCTTATTGACATTAGACAAGATGAAATTGAGTTATTGGCAACATTAAAAGCTAGTAGTCAAGAAAACATTAAAAGAATTATTAAAGAGTGTAGAGATACGCAAGACCCTTATTTAATAGTTTTGGCTAATCACATAGAGCGATTTTATATCGCTCAAATGGTTGAAGAATTAGATAGAAAACAATTTGAGAAAGAATTAGATGAAAAAGAAAGCATTGAAAGATCTAGCACTAGACATTAGAGCTAATAAAGTTTTTACATCATGGCAAGTGCCTCAAAAACAATACTTGCCATTGATTTTTATGCCTATTGCTCTTGGTGGTTTCAAAAAAAGTTGGGTATTTTTTTATTCGTATTTTGACAATCAAGTAAACCACCCAAGATCAGTAAGTGGTTATCCAATCTTTTCAACAGTAGGTGGTCTTAATAAAAAAGATATGTTGGAATTACATAAAATTTTATGCCATCTTGAAGAAAAAGAGAAAGAAGCAATCAATGATTATTAAATATTATGTGTGGTCTCATAGCCCGTGAGTTCTTGTGCTAAATCTTCCATTTCCCAATCATTAATATTTTTATCTTTAATTTTATCATAAAAATTTTTAACAGTTTTCATTATTTCTGTATTTTGATTATGGTCAATTTTATTTCTTAAATGCCATTTACCAAGACAAGACAAATGATTTCTTAATTTTACAGTAAAATATACATAAGGATCTTTTGATACTCTTATTTCTCTTTTACCTCTAGCACCATAATACGAACTTGTGTAAAAATTATCTTTAATATATGGTTGTTTAAATTTTTTCATAAAATTTACTCCTTATAATAGGGTAGTCGAAAAGGATTTAACGACTACCCTTTTTCTTGTTAATGTCTATCCCAAAGGACACGTTATCATTAACAATCCTTTTTGATAGTTCACAACTAACAATTCCAGTTCTTCAGCGTTGCGGGATTACTGTATCGCCCTTTCTTGTTAATGTCTATCCCAAAGGACACGTTATCATTAACAATTTTTAAGGTTAGCATATTTTATACTCACGATGTTAATTCATCGAGACAGGTACATTTTTACAGCCGTTAGCCTGTATTGTCGACAGAGATTTTATATTTCCTAATTAAAGGATTGCTCTTATGACTTTTCATTGTCGGCAACTAACCTTAAACACCATATAAGCATTATAAAAAATAATACAAGTATATTCTTGCATTTAATCCCATTTAATATTATATACCTATTGTGATACTGTGAAAGTGTATAAAACCGACACCGACTAGCGTTCCGTTAAGTGCTTTAAAAAGGGAGGTCAGTATCACAAAGAAAGAAGAGGTATTTTATGAAAGTAAAAGATTTTGTAAAATTATTACAACAAGAAAACCAAGAACTAGAAATTGTTTTTTGGAATGAACTAATGGATGATAATCATTGGGGTTGTATTTTAAGCACTGATGACGTTAACAAAAGAGAGTTATGTATTTGTCCAACGATTGAAGAGGGAGAATGGAGATATGATGAATAAAGAAAATATGACAGCTAAAGAATTTTTACAAGTATTGAGTGGTATTTGTAAAACAAATAGAAAAATTGAAGATTGGTCAGATAAATCACCAGAAGATGAATTTGGTATTCTCGCTGATATGATAGACAATTTTTTAGAATATGATCACAATAAAAGTGAGGTTAAAAATGATTAGAAAATTATTTAGAATTTTTAGAAAGCCAAAACCAACTTTAATTTGGTTACACATAGAACAAAGACAATATTATGGTGTCATTGGTTGGTTAGCTAATGACAGAAAAACATTTGTTAAAGGTGAAGATAATTTTCACAGTTTAGGTATGAAATGAGTAAACAAAATTATGTAGCTTGGGCGTATAATACACCCACATTTGAAACTGCTGAATTATTTATGGAAGAAATTAATGATATGTTGGAAAAACATAATCTTAAACTGGATTACTATTTTGATGATGATCAGGAAGAGTGGGATTACAAAATAGTGATGGAAATAGAGAAAGGAAAATAATATGCCAAAATTTACAATAATACAAACTTATAAAATGCAAGACATTTGGAAAAATGTTGAAGCAAAAAATAAGGAAGAAGCAGTTGATATCTGTATGGCTGGTAAAGATGTAGATGAAAACAATCCAGACTATACCAATGACATCATTGAAGTTATACCCAATGGTGATACACAAGAAGAAACCATGCAAAAATATGCAAATCGTTTATGGGGAGTTAAAAATGACTAACAAAGAAAGAGCAAAGAAAATTAAAAAGTTAATTGGTTTTAAAAAAAATAAAAAAATTTCATTTTCAAGACCTGCTGAGATTATTACTGACGTAATGCATTATTGCGATCATTATTTTGATCATGAAAGTTTAGATAACAAGTATGATTTTGAAAATGAATTTAGAATTGCAAAAGAATATTACAATGATGAAAAACTAGAGGAGGAGACAGTATGACTGTTAATATAGGACAAAAGTGTATTGGGTGTCATGAGGACACCCAATTTGGAAGTGGACGTTTTGTTAATAGAATTCCTGCTGAAGATGATAAGTATGAGGGTTATCTTTGTTTTGAATGTCAATGTGAAGAATGTGATCAATGCAAAGAATTGACAGCCGACAATATGTTTAATGATGATGGAGATAATCTTTGTGAGGATTGTTATATTGAGCAAGTAAAAAAAGGTCTAACATCTGACAAATATGGAATATTAGAGGAGGAGACAATATGCATATAGATAAATTTGTAATTAACAACATTGGTACAAAGTGGACTAATGGTAAAAATAAAAAGAATCAGTTGCTGTGTAAATTAGAAGGAGATGATGGCATTGATTTAAAAAAGTTAGTGCCTTTACTAGAGCAGTGGCATGAAACTGTTAATGGTGAATGGGCTACAAGAGACATTGAATTAATAATTAATGTCAAAGAAAATGAAAGGGATTAAATGCTTTTATATCTTATATTTAATTGGTTAGGTGTTATTGTGTTGATTCTTTATGTTTATCTTCAATTGCATCGATGATTTCATATTCTGCATTAACAATATTATTGTCACGTATCTCTTTTAATTTTGATTCAAGTTCCTTCCTGGTCATATTATCTAGAGATGCAGTGACAACTTCTTTTCTATCAACATAAAATCCTGCTAACTGACCTCTTCTATATTCAGCAACAACAGCTGGCCCAAGTTGTCCGTTTTCAACAGCTTTTTCTCTTAATCTAGCTAGTTCTCTTGAGTGTCTTACAACATCAACTTTTGTTGCCTCTGCATATTCTCTTTGTAAATTTTCAATTGCTTCTACAACTTTAGGATAATATTTTGGATTACGAAGATTACAAGCTGCTGCAGTTGCACTTTTTTCTGAATAACCGGCTTGTTTTGCACATTCTGTAGGTGTTAATCTACCATTTTCTGCACAAAAGATCTCAACAAATGCCTTTTGTTTTGGACTTAAATTTTCTCTAATTTTTGGCATAATATCCTAATTATATGCATTTTTTTAAAAAGGTATAGTTCTATTTAACCCTACTATTTTATATAAATCTCATTTCGGATTAAAATATCCCAATAGTGTAACATGTAATATTATTTGATGTTACAGTGGTGTTACATAAAAAAGTAATAATATCAATAATTTAGTTTATTGTAACACTGTAACGTGTGTAACAGGGGGGTAATGACTAATATTAAATTGGTTAGGGCTAAAAGTATCTATAAGTGGGGAAGAGGTTAGCTCTCTTCCCCGCACACTATGATGGTTTAACGGCATTCTTATGAACACGGGGCCTTAGATGGCCCTCTTGGGAGTTGGGGTGCCGAACCATCTTCGTCTAAGACACAGCTGTGTGTAGCCATTGAAAGCTTCCCCTATCCCGACTTTAAAAGGGTGGTTCACCCTTAAACTGTTTAACTTTACTTGGCATAAATTTTGTAGTTCTTAAATCCTTCATCTCCTTGTACGTCAAGTGGCGGACCGTAGTATAAGCTTGGTGCCCCTGCGCTGTCGTTCCAAGACTGGTGATAGAATTCATCATTCTTTGTTTCGCCCGTTGAGTTACATACTTTGCATTGTGTAATTGCTTCTTCACATTCAAATCTAATTTTGACATAACCATTACCCTTGCAATTGTAACAAATCACTCAACAACTGCTCCATGGTTCGTGATACGTAAATAATAATTCGTGCCATAACGCTTCTTTATTATATCTTCAAGACGGTGGTATTTATAACGATCTAACAACTCTTCCCTGGTCCGTGGATCACGCATCACTTTACTTCTAACATCATCAAATTCATCAGTTAAACGTAACTTTAAAGATCTAGCCATAATTATTTACCATTAAGCAATTTATTTAATTTTTTTTCTTTTTTCTTAGCAATTTTTTTTCGTAATTCATCAGCTTCACGTTCAAGTGCTTTATTACTTATTTTATCCATTTGTTCATTTATCCATGGCAACCACCTCTCTGCCTGATGTTTATTAAAACAAATTTCTTTAAACGAAACTATTTCATTTTCTAATTCGTGAAATTTAAATAAACGTAAATAACGATAATCAGGATTTGTATTTATGACATGTAATAAATCATCACAAAGCTCTATCGTGTCTTCGTCTAAAAATTCTTGGTATGTATATTTTTTTGCAACTTCTCTAATAGCATTATCTAACTGCCCATAATCAGTCACGTTTCTACCTTCAATTGATTCCATACTCTCTCCTATCTTTATTTCTAAAATTGTAACATTTAATACAACGCCACAATTCATAATTAATTTTATCTTGGATCATATTATCACAAAGATATTCTCTAGAACAGTCTTTACAAACCTCATGTGTGTATAATCTGCCATACTTTGCCTTATATTTAAATTTTGGTAATATAGACTCCTTTCTCATCTCTCTCCCTTTTAGGAGAAGAACTTTGGATCGTGCATTTCTAATAGTTTAACAATGGCTTTGTTACCCTCTTCAAGTATCTTTTCCCATTCTTTTATACTGTAACTGCAATTATATTTTGGATCGTAGAACTTCACAGACACCCGTTTACAATCGTAACATTCATGTACTTTTCGTATCGGACTATCTGGTAATTTCACTTAATCCGCCAATCCGTTCTCCTCTTTCTTTCTTTCTTTAAATTTCATATGTTCTTTATCAACAAGTTTCCTGATGAAATTGTTAATGCTCATATAATCCTCTTTTGCAATTTTGCGTATCTTATCATACGTTTCTTTGTGAATTGCAACACTTTTGTACTTTTCTATATTCATATATGTAATATATGGGATATTATATGAATAGTCAAATATCTTTTCTAATATCTTCAATGCATTGTACCTTAAAAGTAAAATATTTATTGATGTCAAATTTCATAAATTTTCTGCCCATTTCCTGACATATTTCTAATTTTTCAAACTTATGCTGGTATACCATTTGATTACCTGTATAAACCCATGCCTCACCGTTAAAACCCCACAAACTAACCACCAGAAGAAATGTCTTTATCATACTCTTTAATAGTACCCCAACTTTCACCAATTTCAACATCTACTTTACATTTGACCTTGAGTGACACACAATTTTCCATTATGGTTTTTATAACCGAATACTGATCGGGATTTTCAACAGAGAGATTCAATTCATCATGAACCTGGATATGAGGAAGAAACCCTTCCTCATGGAGATCTATCATAGCTTGTTTCGTTTGATCGGCTGCCGATCCTTGTATTAGTTTATTTAAAGCTTTGTAGGTAAATGCACGTCTAATATTTTTACCGTAATCACGCATGGCTTCAACATGTGGTAATGGTTTATTTATGCCAAATAAATTTGGTTCCCATAAATCAAAACGACATTTGCGACCAAGTAATGTTCTAATAAAACCTACATCTTGAGCTCTAGCTGAAACTTTATCAGCCAACTCTTTTACAAAAGGTACACGTTTATGATACTGCTTCCAAAGATCTGCAGTGTCTTCTTCATCTAATCCTAATTCTGATCCAAGTTTACCTTTGCCCATACCATACATCATTCCAAGATTTATAGTTTTTGCTGTTTTACGATCAATACCTGCCATATCAGCAACAACTTGATGAAAGTCTGCATCATCGTTTTCATAAGCATCAATAACTTGATCACTGCCAGGTAAACCACCATTCGTTAACTGTGCAAAGTGCACCGTGATACGTGGTTCTTGTTGCGAGTAGTCAAAAGTTCCCCACTTGCAACCATCTTCAGGGATAAATAAACTTCTTATTTTAGGTCCAATAACATTATTTCTTGCAGGAATTTGCTGTAAGTTCGGATTACTATAACTGAATCTGCCGGTTACAGTTCCTCCTTGGTCAGACCGCATTTGGTGGATTTCTGCGTGTATCCTCCCTCGGTGCGTATGCTTGAGGATAGTATCAATAAAGGTGGTTCTCGCTTTATTACTTCATCCTCATCC